ATGACCAAAATATCCAGGAGTTTGAATACTGTCTAATCCGTCAGTAGGACAGATTAATCCTCTGTCCTGAACTCCCATCCGTATATCACACAACCCATCATTTACTGGTTTATTGTCTTTATACGTTTCTCTGTTCAATATTTCTACTACAGATGCCTTTCTTTTTTCCTCATCTGACAAAATACTAAACTGTATTCCAATTATAGTAGACGCATACTCCTTTTCCATTATACCGTTTGTATGTTTGGACATATTACTATTATCATAAGAGATATATTATTTAATTCAATTTATTATAAATTGAATTAAAAATATTCCATATATATACTATAAAATGGCTACAGAATACATAAATTGCGGAACTCGTAAAAACCGTAAAACGAAGCGTAGAATTTCATCTGACGACGACGGAGGCGATGACGAAATCGTAGAATCACCGCAACAAGAAAAATTTGATAAAAATGCGTTTGCCGCTTTACTTGCTGAGATGTTCCCGTCTAAACATTCTCGTACAAAAGCAAAAAATGCCAGCACCACTACTAAAAAATATAATATAATGTTTAGCATCGGGCCGGAGAAAGAAAAAAGTAGTTCTGATACTGACGAAGATGAAGACGAAGACGAAGATTATACAGACTGCGATGACGACGAGGAAGAGGAAGAGTGCGATGACGACGAGGAAGAGGGAGAGTGCGATGACGACGAGGAAGAAAATGGTAGTTCTGATAATGAAGAAGATGGAGTCAGAAGTGACACAGACTACGCGTATAGAGAGGAAGAGTCAGACGAAGAGGCAGAGTGCGATGACGGAGAGGAAGTGAAAATCGACACAAGGAAGCATGTAGAAGAAGCCAGAGCTTACATAGAAGGATTAAGCGAAGAGCAAAAGGCAAATCCTTATATCCAAAAAACTATTAAGCAAATGATAAAAGACGAAGTAAAACTCGAGAAACAAAACGAAAAGCGATTTTTAAAAATAAAAAATAAAAACACTGAAACGTTTAAAACACTGTTGTCTACAAAAAATGTTATGAATGATGTATTATATTTCCAAAAAAAATTATCGATAGAAGAACAGTTAAATGTTATTGCCCAAATTAAAGAAATCAATTCTGTGCTAGAACTTGAAAAACCATACCGTCTATCACTATTTGATGCAAACATTCCGATAAAATTCAAAGCATGCGCATATACGAAATTATGCACATTGAAAAATATAGAACCTGGTACAGGAGAATATAATAAAATTAAAACATGGGTTGATGATTTTATGCGTATCCCGTTCAATAAATTTAACAAACTTCCAATAAACATCGAAGACGGGATTGAAAAATGCCACGAATTTATGAAAAACGCAAAAGATACTTTAGACAGAGCCGTGTATGGAATGAACGACGTCAAATTACAAGTAATGCAGCTTGTAGGAAAACTAATATCAAACCCAAACTCGTTCGGTACATCAGTCGCAATAGAAGGACCACCTGGAACTGGAAAAACTACAATAGTCAAGGAGGGGATAAGTAAAATATTAAATAGAGAATTTGTGTTCATTCCTATGGGAGGTGCGACTGACGGTCCTTATTTGGAGGGACATTCGTATACTTACGAAGGCTCAAAGTGCGGTATAATTGTTAAACAGTTAATTCAATGTAAATCTATGAATCCAATTATATATTTCGATGAATTAGATAAAATAAGCGGCACTCCCGCCGGCGAAGAGATTGTCGGAATATTGACACATCTAACGGATACATCTCAGAATTCTCAATTCCACGATAAATATTTCGCAGAGTTTGATTTCGATTTAAGTAAGTGTCTCTTCTTCTTTAGCTACAATGACCGTTCGAGAGTAAATAAAGTGTTATTAGACAGATTAAATTGTATCGTAACGCGTCGGTACGAACCTATACATAAATCTATTATTTCGAAAAATTATCTTATTCCTGCGATTAGAGAACAGGTTAGTTTTAAAGAAACCGACATTATAATCCCGGACGACACTATTCATTATATAGTTTCTACTCATACCAATAATGAAGATGGTGTCAGAAATTTAAAACGGTGTCTTGAAATTATACATACGAAACTTAATTTGTATCGACTGATGAGACCAGATACAAATCTATTTGAAGTGGATATGAATATTAAAGTAGAGTTTCCGATTATAATAACAACTAGTATTGTCGACGCACTCATTAAATCCAACAAGGAATGCGGTTCGTGGCAAAATATGTATTTGTAATAAATTACAAATTGTCGACGATTTACCTTGTGTTAAACAGATGTTCGTTTGGTTTTACACTGTTATTTATTGAGTTTATAGTAACATTATTTAGTTTCCCATCCTGAAGACGGGTCCGCATTGTACGCTTCTTCAATATCCGTACATTTGAACTTAATCTTATTTGTAATATTTTTATTTACACTTACTCCTACTTCTGAGATAAATTTAATAATATCTTTGAATCCGTCATCTTTTCTTAATGAATTCATTCCATTTATTATCATCAGATGTATATTCTCAAATATTTCTTCGATTAAATTTTCATTATTGTCTGTTGCAAGAAATTTATTTAATTTTACCCGAAGGTTGTCTATTAATACGATAATATCATTTACGCTAATCGCTCCATGTTTCATTAGATTTACATAGAAGAGAGACAATGCTCGCCTTTTATCATTTGTTTTAGTATTTTCACAGAAAGTATCATAATGCTCGTCTGGGCTACAATAGCTGAACGTATCAAATATTAACCCGAAATTATTTAGATTTGTTTTAAATATATCATCCATAAATTTAAAATTGTTCAATAACGTTTTATAAAGCAAAGCATATATATCCGAAAAAAACCCATTTCCGCTTGCGATTTTAAAAATGGTTTCGCCTATCGCTGCGACATCTTTTAACAGCGGTTCATCTAATTTATCATCGCCTGTACTCGTATTTAGGGCTTGATTAATTTCATCGATAATATCATTTTTAATTTTATCGTACGTTTTTATCGTCATTTTATTTAGATGTTTTCTTATTTTACTTATAATTGCTTCATTGCCGACCGGTTTTGCTATAACCGTCACATTGAATGGTTCTTCTGGTTTCTTTACACTAAGATGAATAGGTCTGTTATTTTTTTCAAATTTAGGAGTCTTGATATATTCCGGTGCTCCTACTTTGGTCGCTAACATATTAATAACGGATAGTTCACTATTGGGTACATCATATTCTGCGCTCCCTTGTTTAATTTTTTCAAAATCGTCAAAAGTATATTTTTTAATTACAACTGCTCCTCCCATCACATTTTCATTTGACGCAGGCATAGTTATATAATAAGTGAATAGTTTTTATATTGTTATTCCACATATTTAATTATTTAAGCTGTGCGTTTTCATTTGCATGTGTATGTAAAATACACGTACGATTAAATATCCTCATCAACATTAAGAGTACTGTTGTATAATTGTGTTGCCGTCGGACAATTAAAACGCTGATTTTATAATAACTTAAAAAGGTTGTTACATTATTATTAATGGAAGAGTTATCGAAAGAAAATAATATAACCATTCATGAAATATCAAGATGGGAGGAATTAGATATGAAAGCTGAATTATTAAGGGGCGTTTATGCAAACGGATTCGAGAAACCTAGTCAAATTCAAAAAAAAGCGATTCGCCCAATTTTTAATAAAAAGGATGTCATCGCGCAAGCACAATCTGGCACCGGCAAAACCGCGTGTTTTGTTATTGGTGCGCTACAACTAATTGACACATCAATTAAAAAGACTCAGGCGGTTCTACTTTCTCCGACCAGAGAACTCGCTATTCAAACAAAGGATGTCCTTGCTAAATTAGGCAGCGTAATGAAGGAATTAAGAACACTGCTACTTGTTGGCGGAAGTTCAGTCGAAGACGATATTAGATCAATCCGAGACAATGTACCTCACGTCCTGGTTGGGTGTCCAGGCCGTGTGTATGATATGTTAAATAGACGTGCTATTAATCCATCTGGAATTCGTATTTTGATAATGGACGAAGCAGATGAAATGCTTTCTAGTGGATTCAAGGACCAGATTTATGATATTTTTAGATTTATGCCGAGCGCAATTCAAGTTGGCTTATTTAGCGCGACTTTGCCAAATGAAATGAAATGTATCACTCAAAAATTTATGCGAACTCCCGTTGAAATATTTATTAAACCCGAACAATTAACTCTCGATGGGATTAAACAATATAACATTATGCTCGAAACCGACGAGCATAAATATGAAACATTAAAAGATTTATATGAATCATTGAATGTATCGCAAAGTATAATTTTCTGTAATACGTATAAACGAGTTAGTACATTGTACGATTCTTTAATACAAGATGGATTTCCTGCATGTCAAATTCATAGCAATATGGACAAGCTCGAGCGGACTAAAAATTATCTCGATTTCAAGAATGGAGTGCATCGAATATTAATATCATCCGATGTTACATCAAGAGGTATTGATATTCAACAAGTCGGTACAGTTATAAATTTCGACGTACCTTTGTCTCCTAGTACATATCTTCATAGAATAGGTCGAAGTGGTAGATGGGGCAGAAAAGGTGTTGGAATTACGCTCGTGCTTCATAGAGATATGCATGCGCTAAAAAATATCGAGACATTTTATTCTATTAAATTAAATGAATTGCCTGCAAATTGGGCAGAGTGATTTCTAACACAATAAATATGTTCTTAATTAGTATTGACGTAGTAGTGGTTACACTAGATTTGGGTTTTAATCGGGATGATAACCGAAACTTGTCAGGCAGTTCGGCCTCTCCTTGTCAGTAAGTTACGCGTTTATGTCAGGAATAATAAATAATCATTGAATACCGTAGCAACCGCACGAAACAGCAGTGTACAGAGTGCCCCGGCAGCAGATGGGGTTATATATTTGGTGTAGTCACATTGCATAAGGTCGTTGCTTCATAAACATACACGTATTCTATACGGTACATACTATCTGTATTGGTATCACCCTTCGTATAAACATTCCTTATCCTATATGTATCATCAGTATTATTATGTAAACTATCACCGAGACAGGATAATGTTATAGTCGGCTCGACCTTAATTAAAATAATTGAATTTTTGTGTTTTTCGAATTTGTCTTCAACAATATATGAAGACACCAAATCCTGACGAGCCTTTATATTATTATTTAGGTGTGTTTTTAAATTATACATCGACGCCATTTCTTTAAATTTGCCGGGTATGTTGTGACTTATACCGAAATTCGAATCCTCGTATTTATCCGTGTATTGCGCTTTAGGATCGCCAATTTTATATAAAGCTTGTCGCGTAAGTGAATCGGTCATGTCAAAATTTTTTGAGTACCAATCGACACCCTTAACTGACCCGTCGAAATCGAACGCAGCTACCTTATTATTAAACCCCCAGTTCGGTTCTCGTTCTAATGACCCGGGTATAGGTTCACGCCATAATTTCTGATCGACAAATATCATGTGTCCTCTACATGCACACCACGTCATTTGTACAGTTGGGTATTTGGTCTTCTCCGCATTATCTCTCCGTCTCCGTGCGCCGTAAGACAAATCGCCTTTAAAATCATCATCTGTAATATTAATGGAAAAAGAACATGAGGTGCTATTTATTTTTGTAGCTTTATTGGGTTGAAAAGTGTTGTTATAATAT